AGCAGTGGTATCAACGCAGAGTACTGTGAGGCCGTCATTCAACACCTGAAGCGCGCTCCAAGTGTTCGCGCCGTTCAGCAGCGGGATCGTCGCCCCAGATGTGCCCAACGGCGCTAGCATCAGGTTGGAAAGTGCCGCAGACACGTTAGCCAGATCGGAGAGATTATTGCTCTTGAGCAGCGCACCCCCGCCCTGAGTGTTAGCGATATTAGCGGCGGTGCACGCTTTATATCCTGAACCAGACGTCCCCGGAGGAGGTTGAAGGCAGGGTATGACCTCCGTGCCGGCAAGAGGGAGTGTTGGCGCAGGGAGTTGCTGGGCGAAAGCTGGCGCACACAGCAGCGCGAACAGACCGGCAAGAAGAAAGCGGCTAAAGTCCATAGGATACCGCCGTCCACTGATTAGCCACCGTGTACGGCGCCACTGTCGAATCCGCGATAAACGACGCGAACGTATTGCTCACGTCCATGACATAGGAAGACGAAACACTGCCGTGATAGGAGATGCCATCTCCAGCGCTTGCGTTGACGGTGAAGTTGTTGGTCCCTGCGTCATTGTCCACATCCTCCACGATGACCAAAGCGCCTGGGGCAAGCGACGACAGTGCGGGAAGCGTGGCATTCAAAGCGGCCAGCCCGGTCTTAACCCCATAGATATTTCCTGCGGCCAGCACGATGCCGCTCGTCGTGATCAGGAAGCCCCCTAGACCTGGCAGAACGACGGTTGCGGCGACCTTGAGCGTGCCGACGCCTACGCGACTCAACACGAATATGTCGGTCGGCAGCAGGAATGTCGTCGGGTTATATTGGTCGAATGACGGCAGTGCGGTCGCTCCACTAGACGGCGCTAGAGGGGCCTTCGGCCTGAGGGTTGAGCCTAGCGCTATTCTCGGTAATAGTCACGGTTCTAGGCGCGCCCGATGGCCGCTTCGTTTGAGACAGGACCAAACCGAAATGGCGACCAAGAAGGCCAAGGCCGACGAGCGCAAGGGCATGAAAAAAATGATGGACCGCAAGAAGATGGACAAGAAGCACGAGTCCATGGGGATGAAGAAACACGAGATGAAGAAGAAAAAGTAACATATCGCTCAATAACCAAAACTCCACACGGTACCAGTTCTTGCGTTTGTGTCGCTGACACCCTTCTGAACCGTACATCCGCTAACTGTTGCGCCGGTGACACCGATCATTTCTAAGGCGGCATTAGCCACTGCGACCCACGGAAGCCCTACGATGCCGGTCGGAAACTGGATTGGCCAACTCACGGCTTGAGTCGCGCCCCCAGCCGCGCCGAGCGAAAAATTCGTCCACTGTAGGACAAGACCGCCGATCTTCGCGTACCCGCTGGTCGGAGACGTTGGCAGCGTGACGCCGATCGCCGTCTCGACAAATGCCGTGGTGGCGAGCTGCGTCGTGTCGGTTCCAGCTGCGGCGGTCGGAGCGGTCGGAACGCCAGTGAGGGCTGGAGAGGCCGAAACCGCGTAGCCTTGGCCCTGAACGTAGGCTGTGGTCGCCAGTTTGTTCGTACTGTCGTTGAGGGCCGGCGTTGGTGCAGTTGGCGTGCCGGTAAAGGCGGGACTGTTGATAGGCGCGAAGCCTGTGATGTTGGTCGAGGCACCCAGAATATAGTTCTGGGTGTACGTGAATTGTTCTCCATCACTGAAAGTTAAGTAAAGGTCATACGACTGTGAGCTATCCGCCCAAATCTCTGTTCCGTCTTCATAGAAGCGCCCAGACGAGTCCGATGTCTGTGGATTTGGGATCGCTACTGTGAGGCCCGGATCGGAGAACAGAGAGGCAAGCGTCGAGCCCCCCGAAATGTTGATCTGTAGCGTCGCACCAGAATCCGGCGTAAAAGACGATGTGATGCATGGATCGGCTACCCCTGGCAGCAGGAATCGGCCACTAGCCACGGAGAACCTCGCTGCATTTCATTGAAGCCGTCGTGATGGGGTTGTTTACGCCGAAATACCTCGCGTATTGGGCGTTTCTGCTCGCGTGGGGAACGGTCAAATATCTACTGAGCATTAGCCCCTACCGGCGATTGATTGGGCAGAACCGACAAACCGTGCAGTCCAGCCAAGGCGCTCAGGGGAACGGTCACGGGCTTGACCACACCCGATATGCCGGACAGAGCGGACCTTGGGGCATTCGGCAGTGAGCGAGCGATAATGTTCGCCGCACTCCCCCCGACTGCGTTTCGCTTGATCGCATCCGCCACCAATTTTGCGCCGGTGCCCGCCAAGGCGCTGGCGACTGTTGGGATTGTGGTCTCGGGCTGATGAAGCAACGACAGCGCCATGTCGGTCGCGCCTCCCGTCGCAAGCCCTGCGATGCCGGTTTGTAACAGGTCTTGTGATCTCGGCGTTGTGCCGCTTTGCGGCGGCTCGGTCATAAACTGTTTTCGGATAGCGTTGAGTTCATCCAAGTCGCCAGCGCCCTGAAAGGCCCTATTCTTAAAATTGGATGTGGTGGCCGTGTTGAGCGCGGCAGGCGTGAGCACGCCGTCCGGGCCGATGTTGTTTTGGTTCTGCGCAGCCTGCGCTACCGTCATTAGGTTCTTGTACTGCCAGCGCGAATTGCGCAAATCGGCCACATCTTCGGGAGGGGCCGAACCCTCCAGCGCGTCGTCAAGCGCGTCCTTGATCTGTCCCGGATATGGCGATTTCCCAGCCCGGATTGCTGTCATCAGCGGGCTATCGTAATCGGTGGCCTGGTTATAGGCCGACGCTGGCATTGTACCGTCTGAACCAATCCCCTTCTTGATAGTGTCAACAAGATTTTGGAGATTAGTCGTGCCGTCGAAGCCGGGGTCTTGGGAGGCGTTGGCAACAATGCCAGACAGACGGTCTGGTGTTGTGCTCGCGTTGATCGTTCCGATGCGATCTGCCACTGCTCCAATGTTGTCGCCAACCCTTTGTTGGTTGGCGCTCAGAGAAGGGGGCGAAATGTCTCCGCTAGGGTCGCCGTAGGTTCCCGTAACGCCCTTCATCCAGTTTTGCCGCGCGACTTGGTTTTGCGCCTGCAATTTTGGATCGGACGCCAGCATATTTGAGTAGGCGTAGGCAGCCTTGCGGTCGCCGTTCGCGGCTGCGACCTGCGCGCTGGCCAGCGGGATACCATACTTAGTCTGTGCTGTGTCCGCGAGGGTGGCCACATCGGGGGCCACTGTGCGACCGACTCCCGTCACCGCTTTTAGGGCCGCTCCCGGCGCTTCGACAACCAACGGACTCACCACGCCCGCTAACGCCCCCGTAGCAAGCTGTTGGGGGACAGAGGCGCTATTCGGTCCCACATTCGTCGCAGCCGCTGCTGTGCCTCTCAGGGCATTCGTGAGGCCCGTTGCGGCGACACGGCCGATACCGCCGAGGGCTGACGGCGCTTCGATCTCAGGCACGAGTCCTGCCGCAGCTGTTGCAGGGAGCGCTTGGCCGACGAAACGTCCAGCTTGAGCGAACTGGTTGCCGCCCTGCCGAATGGCATAATCACGTTGCTGGGCGGCATCACCAGCTAAGACCGCTTGGCCCTGCGCGGGGCTTGAGGGACCCGGATTGGTCAGGGCGTCATTGTCACTGCCATAGACATTCGGATTGGCGACCGACGCCTGACCGCCTGTCAGCTTGTCCAGAGACGCCTTGAGGTCTGAGCCGACGCCTTGAGCTAGGCCGCTGACTGCGCCCGCTGCAGCCTCAACAGGCCCTCCCGGCACGACATGGTGAACGCCGTCGAGATCGACGTACTCAGCACCCGGCGTCTGGGGGATCGGCCCTCCGGCCTGAAGCGCGTACGGAAGCTGGTGTTCGCCCGGACCCGGTACGTTGCTCCACCCACCAGCGGGCGTGTTGGCCTTGTACCAAGCCGCTTGGGCTGCGGTCGGGGGCGTCTGGTTAGGGCCTACGGTGAATGCGCCTGTCGTGTCTGGCGTCTGGCCGCTCGGCGTGCTCGCGGGCTTGACTTGGAGGTCTTCCCAAATTTGCTGCTGCTCTGGCGTGAGCCCGCTCGGCATGGTCGCAGATGTGCCCGGCGCTGGCTGTCCAAGTCTCGCCGTCACAGCACCGACATAGGGCGTCGTTTCGCTGGGAACGGGATAGGCGCTCCAGTTTGTGCCGTACTTAGCCGCATTCTGCGGACCGGCATTGTAGGCCGCAGCGATTAGCTCAGGGTGATCAGCGCCAAATTGATCTTGAAGCTGCTTGAGATACTTCACTCCCCCGTCGACATTTTGCGCCGGATCGCGAATGTTGGAGACGCCAAGATTGGAAGCCGTCGGCCCCATAAGCTGCATCGGACCAACAGCCCCAGCGCTGCTATCGTGGGGATAGGCATTGAGGCCACTTTCTTGCTGGCCGATCGCCAATGCAAGCCTGGGATCGACCCCGTATTTCTGTGCCGCCGACGTGATTGCGCTGGGGACATCGAAGGCCGGTCCCGCAGGGGAAGAGGCTGGCGAAGACGCGGGGGGTAGCATGCTCTGCGCAACCGGCGCAGGAGCGGGCGGCGCCGTTGCCGGAACGGGCGCGCCATTGAACAGATCGTCGTCAGTCATGCCGGCCATCAGCGCGGCAAGTCCGCTCGATTATAGAAGCCGGCCGCCTCGGCAGCCTGGACACCGCGCGTGAACTTGGTTTTGTCTGCCGGCGTCGTAATCGTCGCCATCATCGCCTGTCGCTGTGGAGGCGTCAGCATATCCAACTCGAAGGCGCGTGGATCGACTGTGCGGGCGTAGTTGGAGGCAAACGTGCTGTACTGACTCGGGTCTTCGCCCGTCGTCCCAAACAGGTAAGGCTTGGCGAGATCGGCCCGCTGAAGCGCGAGTGCGGTCTTGGTCACGTCCGTGGCGCTCAGCTTGTCCATCGTTATGTGCGGATTGCCGCTTACGGCTGCGGCCAACTTCGCGTCGCTCGCGGGGCCGTATTGGCCAGAGGCCGCACTGGCGATCTGCGTCATGTACTTCTGCAATTCGTTCGTGTTGGCGGTTTGAACCTGAGCCGCAGTCAAGCCGCCCGGAATCAACGGCGCCAGCGCGGGCAGTTGAGACATGATGAACGAGCGCCAGCCATTCGTCGCCTCGACGCCAGGACCGACATTGGTACTTGGCAACAGGTCTACGACCTTGCGCAAGGCTGTCTGCATCGGCATAGAGGCGCCGGCACTACTGAGGTCGGAAGCGTATTGCTGACCGGAAGCGACATTGACCGCCGCCTTTGCGGGCGTCGGGGTCGCTCCGGGCGTTGGCGCAGCCGGTCCCCCCGCGCCGCCTTGGAGCGGAACCATGTACGGGCCGTTGGGGCCATAGTCGACTACGGCTTGGCGTGTTGAGCCGTCTGACATTTTGATATCTTGTAGCGTGCCGGCGGACGCGCCCTGAGCGCCCGCCTTCGCAACTGCTTCCTCGACTTCCGGGAGCGAGTTGAAGTTGGCGACATTCGTTCCGGTAGTGCTGGCGTAGGCATTCGTGCCGGCAAATGCGGCCTGGGCCGCAGCCGCTCGTGCGGGGGCTGTAAGCGCGATATCCTGCTGGAAGCCCGGATTCAGATCAATCCCGGCAGAGTGGGCAATTGCTCCTTGGACGACAGCGTCACGAGTGGGATCGTTCAACTCGGCTTGCGCTCTGGCGATATTAGGATCGGACGCCACAAGCTGCTGTGTATTTTGAAATCCAACGGGAGGACCAGGAGTTCCTGCAACGGGTGCGGCGCCCGGAACTGCTGGCGCGGCAGGCGCACCAGGCGTCGCTGGAGGTACTGCGGCGGCCCAGTTGTTAGTGGGGTGTGTGGACAGATTGGGGGTTGGCGCACCCCCAGCTGCTATCGTCCCAAAGTTCTGGGCGTGCTCAGCGTAGTGGTTCGTCAAGTCATCTAGGCTCTCGTCGGAAAAATTGGCATCCGCCAAGTGCGCCTTGACTGCCGCTATGGCGCTAGGATCAAGACCGGCCACCTGAAACTGCTGAGCTTCCTGATCCAACAGGGCGGCACGCTGCTCCGGCGGCGCAGACTTGACCCGATTGATGGCGTCCGCAGCCGCCTGCATGGTCTGCTGGGCCTGCCCCGCCTGGGGGGCAGTTATTGCTGGAGCGCCAGGAAATGGGGACTGTGCGGGTTGGGTAGCTGATGGGGTTGTGGTCTGCGGTTGCTGGGCTTGCTGCTGCGCGGCCAGTTTTGTGGCGATGGCGTTTACGGCGAGTTGATTTGCTCCCTGCGTGACCGGCAGCGCCGATTGATTAACCCCGCGCTGGTACGCCAAATCCGTCAGCGCCTTGGCCTGATCGATCGCGCCCACGCTGGTCAGACCGCTTAGCGCTGACTGCACTGAGTTTGGGTCGCTGAGATTCACGCCTCGCAGCGCGCTATAGGCCGCGCCGGTCTGGCCGAGCTGGTAGCCGGCCAGCGCTGACTTCTGCCCCAGCGCAGGCAGATCAACGAGGTTCTGCTCAGGCTGCTGTGCGACGTTCCAATCGATATAGCTCATTGTGACAGACTCACGAGGCGAACAAGCCTCCTAATGCGCTACCAGTCGCGTTACCCGCTGTGCTGCCTGCGAGAGCTGGCGCGAAGCTGGATTGCGTCTGGTACTGATTGAAGAGTTGGGCCAGCGCTGACAGCGAGTTGCTCTGCGCACCCGCTCCGACCAATCCAGCAGTTCCCGCAGCGCCGGCCGCCAGATTGTTCTGCTGTGCCTCAAGCGCTGCGTTCTGATTGCCGCCGCCCAGCAAGCCGATCGCCGAACTAGCGCCGAGCGTCTGTTGATTGGTCAATAGTCCCTCATAGCCCTGGAGCGCACTCGCCGCCTGCCCTTGGGCATAATTGTTCAGCGCCTTAGCCGTGCCGCTCGATTGCAGGGCCGGCGCGTTGGCATAGCCGATCGCTTGCTCACCTTGGCCGAGTTGGAAGCCGTAGTTGGTTGAGCCGAGGTAGTTTTGGAACGCTGAATTGGCCTGGGTCGGATTGCCACCGATGTTCTCTAGGCCAGCGAGTTCGTTGCCCCCCGAGAGGCCCTGATTGATCGTAGGCGTGAGCTGCTGTTGGCCGGTGCCGTAGACCTGTTTTTCGAACGCAAGATTCGCGGCCGAAGCCGCAGCTTGCTCTTGTGCGGCATTGTTCGCCGCACCGGATTGAAGGCCCGCGCCTAGGAGGCTGGCGCCTCCGCTGATTGCCGCTCCAAGTGGGATCGCGCTTCTCGCTCTTCCTGATTTTCAGAAGTAGCGCTTCGCGCGGCACGAACATGAAGAACCTCCAGTCCGCGCGACGTAATCTGGACCACGGCCGAGCCAATGTCCAGAAGCGGCGGGTTGAGGCTGAGTGTCGTAATCGGCAGATAACCAGCGTGTGCGGCCCAGCGATTGTAGGTCGCCGTCGCCTTCCCGCCATTCCCCTCATGAATCCCTAGAAATGTCGCGCCCACAAACGCATCGTGCGCCGGATCATCCCCGTGATCATCAGGGACATGTCGATGCAACTCCTCATGCACCTGTCGCCCGACCTCGCGGTTGAACAGATCGTGCATCACCCACTCGGCATAGGTTAGCGTGCGGTAGGAAGCGCCTCTGAGGCCGTCGACGATCCAGACCGCATCCTCACGTCGGAAAACCTCGCGAAAGCCTGCGTGGGCCGCCCAGACGCCGGCAGTGCGGTTGCCGTCAGGAACGACGGTGACGATTTCCAACGCATCGGTGGCTGTGAACATGAAGCGCAGCGACTCAGTGCGCGCTTTCAGCATGGAGCGTCCACGACCACAGGGCACTGCGAGCGAGTGTACCTCGTATAAGCCGGGCTGCTTACGGTGGTAGATGTACGCGCCCGCTCGATCTTCGGTCAGAAAGCAGAAGTTGGCCAGATCGGTGACGAGCGCCGTTGCGTCAATTGGGGCTTGGCCTGCGAGCCATGGACGCACATCGGGATCATTGCCGATGGTATTGAATGGCGTCGGATCAAAAGATCGCTTCATGAAGGCGGGTCAGGATCGATCGCGTAGGAAATGCCGACGATGATCGAGGCGTTTGTCGTACACACACCCCACAAAGATTTTCCCTGCTCAACCACTTGGCCCGACAGCGGTAGAATCGTCGGGTTGGAAGCATTCACGTCCACCGTCGTCGACGGCGTCAGCAGATTGGCATTCGTTGCTGGAACGCCACCCGCAGCCACCCGGAACAGCGAAATTCTCCCATTGCTCGTCCCGACATTGAGGGCCTGCGCCTTCATGATCGTGTACGACGACTGAATCGGCGCGTCAAAAATCTGCTGGTTTGTCTGCGTCACGACAAAATCGACTGACACGTAGGTCGTCACGCCGTGCTCCCGTCCAGACGAGCCAGAGACAGTCGGCCGATGGTCGGGCTGGTTTGGGCAAGCGCTTGTTCAGCGCTAGTGAGCGCCTCAGCGGCTTGCTCTTGGGCGCTCGCAACGTCGTCTGCAAGCGTCGCGAGTTCAGCTAGGATAGCAGCGATTTGGCCCGTGTCGGGGATGGCGTTGGCGATATTAGTCACGCCTTGCGCCCAGCGACGCCATGCGAGGGCCAAGGCTGATCCGTCCAGCACTGGGAGCTGTGCGACGGGAAGGTTGATGACGAGGTTTTGTGCGTCGGTAGTGCCCATTTACGGCCTCGAAGTATTCCAGGCGCCGCCCTCGATGGCAGTCAAGACGGGATCAAGCACTTGAAACTCTAAACCTACGCCAGGCTGTTGGATCAAGCCTAGGGCGCGCCAGACCGCTTTCCACGCGTACTCACCCACTGGACTAATCTGGCCGGCGAACCAGGAGGTCCAGGTGCGATTGCCATCATAGGAAAGGCGCAGCCGCGCAACAGGAGCGGGCGAGAGACTGTTACCGACGCCGCGCGCGCACGCCAAGACCACGTTGTTCAGCCGCGTCGTTCCCTCCGAGACCCAGATCGCAGCTGCACAGACGACTTGCCGCGCCGCGCCGTCATCGGTCTGATTGGTGGTATCAACGGTCCAAACGCGACCATCCGAGGCTGAGCCCACCCATACCGTTCCTGACTGGCCCGGGCCAGCAGCGCACTGGCCTAGGTATTGGCCGACGTCGCTGGCGAAATCGTATTGTGACCCCCACTCCTGCCACTCTTTATTCGAGCAATCGTAAGTGTAAGTTTTGCCGTTCTCGCCCTGCGTCGGGATGTTCAACACATAAAACCAGTGGCCGGTTATGCCGATCTTCAGCGCCGTGAATTGGCTCGCGTTGGCTGCATTGCTATGCAGGATGTCATCAAGGTAGCTGTTGCTGATCTTCTCAGGCACCGCGCCAGAGCGATAGACGAACAGGTCATCGCCTACCCAGAACAAGGCGTTGTCGAGCTTGGTGACAACCGTGCCCTGAGAGACGGAGCCGCGAATGTAAGTGCGACCCAGCGCCTCGGCGAATGGCGCGGTCAGCGCGCCGGTATAATCCCAAATCTCATTAGCATCTGTCTTGACGATATAGACCTCTTCCGCCAACACAGCCAACTCGACAATTGGGCCGGGTGAGGTCTGAGCTTGCGAGAAGTTAGCCGCATTGATCGAGGTCAGGTCGCCGGCCTTCGAGAAGAAGAATTGATTAGTTCCAGCTACAGCCAAAAGCCAGATATTGTAGAGTTGGCAGATTGCTGAGAATGGCGGGAGCTTAGACACGCCATCGTCAAAGAATTCTACAAGGCTTAGCGTCGAGCCGTTGTAACAATACAGGGCACCGCCCGATACAATACCTAACTGCGTATTGGTGGCGTCCATCCGAGGGTTCTGACCGTACGGGATCGAACCGATAAGTGTTGTTCCGCCGTAAAGCTGGCCGCCGGATATCGAGAAGACTTGACCCCCAAAAAGTCCGTCATCCTGCGTCTGGCGTAGGATCGGGCCGGTTCCCAAAACGCCGTAGCGTGTAAGGCCAGGACGGCCAATTCTGACGGCCTCTTTAGGTCCGCCGGGCGTTGGTTCCGAATACGCGTTTACAATTCTTATAGTCGGGATCTGTGCAGACGGGCGTCCCGCTAGGCCGGTTGCTAATTTTAGGTCCAATGCCGTGGCGGCGCAAATAGCCGCTCCCCTTCCCAACCCTTGTTCAGGCGCTCACAAAAGGAAGCCTTGCCCATTCCAAGCCTCTTAGCGCAATCCGTCGCGGTCAATCTCCCCCAAGGCTGCTGGGCGAACCTACCATTAGGGCTCAGGCGTCTTGGGGCGGCATCAAGAACGAACCACTTACCAAAACGCTGCCCAGCTAGATTTTCCGGCTTCGGCACACGCCTATCACATGCGTTTCTTGATTGAGCGCGTCGTCAGCCCCGGCACGCTCGTTTCGCCGGTCTTGCCCTTGTCGCCACCGGCTATCTTCGTGTCGACACGCTTTTCGCTCGGTGCAGCTTCGTAGCCCATGCTGATCGCCTTATGTTGGCTGATCGCGCGCGTTGAGCCGGGCTTGGGAGCCGGTGCGTTTGCAAAATTCTGAGCGACCTTCATGGCCTAGTCCTTCTTGAAACTGTTGTGCGGCCGGCGATTTTGTCCACCGTCGACCATGTACGGTCCGTCGCTCGACACCTTCAGCGGCGAGCGTAGCGGGACGCGCGAATGCTTGAAACCCTCTGGCGGACGCAGCAGCGCGCGTTGAACCTCGGACACCGCGCCATCCCAGCCGCGCGGGTCGACGGCGATCTTGCCCGCGTTCTTGCCGTCTTCGAGACCGGCGGCGGAATGATACTTGCCTTTGGGATCGCGCCTGTCGTGGCTCATTTGCGCCATTTCCGCATGGTCTCGGCCAATCGTGCACGCTCACCTTCTTTGCCGCCCTTCTTGGCTGCGGCGGCGAGCTTCTTAGCCGGGATTTTTTCGCCCTTCTTGATTTTTAGTTCAGCTCTAAGGGCGCCGGGGTGCTGAATCGCGCCGGACACCCAGTGCCTAGCGTGATCACCGCGCTCCTTGGCTGAACGGGTCTCGGCCATCGCTTAGGGTTTGCTGTGCGTAGCGTCGCGGCCAAGTTCGCGGTCCCACATCTCGGCCTTTCCGCCTTTGCGTTCGGCGCCGCGACCGCAGGGCTTCGGTTCTTCGCGGCCACCGTGGGCGTAGTGTTCCTTGAAGTGCTTGGCGCGCTTCTCGGCGTTCATGTGCTCCATAGGGCTTCTCCTTGGTTTCGACGGAGGCCCTTCGGGCTGAAGCGCTAAGTTACTAGGTTTCGGGGAGGGCAACAAGACGGCATTGCGGAGTGGGCTGATCCCTGTTATGTAGGTCTCGTCTAAGCCGTTAAGTGTCGCGCTCCCGGCCTGACTTCCCCAAACCCGCTCTTAGGAGGCTCGCTCATGGCGACTCGGTGCAAGTTTACGTGTGAGGCCGTCGAGGATTACGGCTATTCGAAGAAGGTCAAGTTGCGCGTCGTCTACGAGGGATCGGTCGGCGAGAACGAAGAGAACAAGCGATTCACCAAAGCGACGCCTTCCGGTGAGTGCTGGCTGACAATCGACAACCCAGATGCGTCGGTGCAGTTCGTGCCGCAACGGTCCTACTACGCGACATTCGAGAACGCGCCAGACTAATCCGCCGTTTGCAATATGCCGCCAACTGCGATAGGATGTGCGTTCCCATAATAGGAGCCGCACATGGCCAAATCCAAGAAGACCAGTTCCGATACCGTTGTCACCTTTCTGCTCGACAAGAGCGGGTCGATGGGGCCTATCAAATCCGACACCATCGGTGCGTTCAACGCCTACCTGTCCGAGCTGCAGAAAGAGCCGGCGGGGATGACGTTCTCATTCTTGCAGTTCGATACCAACAGCGTCGACACGATTCATCGCAACGTGCCGGTTGCCGAAGCGCTGCTACTCACATCGGGGACCTACAACCCGAACGGCGGCACGCCGCTAATCGACGCCGCTTACAAGACCATCAAGGCGGTTGAGGCGTCGATTGCTGAGCGCAAGGCGGCACCCAAAGTCGTCATCTGCATCCAGACAGACGGCCAGGAGAACGCTTCACGCGACCATACGTGGGCCGATCTCCAAGACCTGATCAAGGAGAAGACGGCATTGGGCTGGCAGTTCAACTTCATGGGCTGCGGGATCGACGCCTATGCGCAAGGCGCCCAGATGGGCATCTCGGCCGTCAACACAATGAGCTATAATCGGCATGATCCAGTCGCCACGCGAGCAGCCTTTGCGGCGTCAGCCCACAACACGGTGCGTTTTGGGTCCGGGCTATCCGCCAGTACCGCCTACAGCGGCGCCCAGCGCTCCATGGCCGGGGATCGTTTCGCTTCTCCCGATTTGATGGGTAAGCCAGCGCGTGCTACTCCTCGCCAAGCCACTCCGCTGGCGTCCAAGAAGTCCATCGTGGATGACATCAAGCTCTAAACCACGCACCGAAGCAGGAGAGGCGCTCCGAGCGTCTCTCTCTGCGCGTGGCCTCACGCAGTACGCAGCGGCCAAGTTCACGGGGACCTCTCAGGGCTTCATGAACCAAGTCGTCAACGGCGAGCGCTTGCCTTCCGCTGAGTGGCTGGATTTGGTCGCCAATGTGCTTGAGATGAAGCCTGACGAACGCGGCCAACTACACCGCGCCGCCGCTCGCTCACACGGCTTCAAGATCGACCTGGGTTAGCCCTAGCGATAGTTCCTGCCCCGACTCCACCCCTGCCCGCGCAGCGGCCGGATGAACACCGAATAGGGCCGGTCGAAATCGAGCATTTTCTGACGCCAGAAAACAGCACGGCCAGCGATGCGCTGAGCCGTCTGTGGGTCAGCCGCCGCAACGCCCTGATCATCCATCAGGGCATCGGCGAGCATGTACACGATAGCGATAGTCCATTCGCTCGGGAGGTCTATCTGGTCGGTCGATTGCAACACGTCATTTGCGATGCGCCCAACCGTGCAATTGATCGTCCCGCCTTGGTTCGCTAGTGGCCAGAGCCAAAGCTGGGCAGAGGTGGTTTGGCGATCATACATGTAGGTAGTCGGTCGTGCCGCCTGCGACAGTTTGTTAGGGAGCTGTTGAAATTGCACATAAGTTAGGGCGCCGAGAGTTTGTTCGTACAGGTTAGGCGCTGGCGTCACCACCCAGCGGACCTCTTCCAACCCCATATTGAACAACGGGAAAACCACCGTTTGGGCCAACGCCGGAATCGCCAGACTAACCTGCGTCTGACGGAAGAGGCTGATACCTTCTGCCTCAAGGCCTTTCAGCAGCGTGTTAAGAACGATGAGGCCTTGAGTTTCTTGATCGTCGCTCGGCGCCCATGGCGGACTCAGATTTCCGAGCATGCGATATGCGCGCTGTACTGCGCCGCCAGCGGTGAGGTCAAAAGTGATCGACACTAGCTGTACGCAAACACGAGTTTGCCTCCCACGCCTGGAAAGCCGCCCTCTAGAGTGCTGCCATTGCCGCCCGAGCCAGGCGCGGTCCCCGTCGTGGCGCCGGACGCAGCGGTCCCGCCCACCCCGGCCGAACTCCCTTGATTGCCGCCCGCATTGCCGCTGGTATTGGCTGTGCCGCCCGAAGCCGTGCCGCCCGGCCCTCCGCCTGTGGGCGTTCCTCCCCCGCCCCCGCCAGCTAGAAGACTGATCGTGCCATCGCTAACCGTAGTGTTGCCGCCAAACTGACCGTTGGCCGGACAACCAACCGTCCTAGCGCCGGGCGCAACGGTGTAGGTGAAAGTGTGGCCGTACGTTACACTGTAGGCCGTCTCGACAGACCTGCCAGAGCCACCGCCACCGGCCCCCCCTAAGCTGGTCCGACAGGACCCTGAGCCCCCGCCGCCATCTGCCGTGATAGTGACCGATGTGCAGCCGGCCGGAACGGCCTCAGTAACGGCTGTGCCGGTCGTATAGGTATCGGTTATGCCGCAGCCGGCGGACACCGCACCGTACGAGCCCCAGCCAACCGGAACCGCGCCGACTGATGTGGCGAGAAGAGCTAGGCCGACGAGGAAGAGAACAAAGTGCTTCACGACAGGCCGACTCCCACCAGAATCCAGCGCTGACTCCCGACCTTCGTTAGCGTCGCCTCGCCACATGCTGCAATCGATCGACTGCCGGTCGAGCCAGACGGAAAAAAGACAAGCGTGTCGCTCGTGATCGCCAACGTAATCACTCCCGCCGAACAATCGTTGACGAGATCGATCTTTGTGCCGATGGAAAATGCGACCGAAGCATTCGCCGGGATCGTCCAGGTGCGAGCCGTTGTGTCGGACGCGGGATGATAAATCTGACCTCCCGCATCGCTCAGCACCAACCCGTAGGCAGCGGACTGCGAGTTCTGCGTTGGCCCGGCGAAGCGTGAGTCGTTCCCCGCCGCGACCGTCCCTGCCGTCGTCCCAACGTTGAGAACCGCAGCGCCCCCTAGGCCAAGATTGGTTCGGGCCGTAGAAAAGCTAGCGAGGTCGCTGAGGTTGTTCGATGGTACAAGCGGCGTATATCCTAGGGCCGTCGTCACATCGCTGCTGGTGAGCACCACTGCGCCTGTGCGGGTGTTGAATGAGGAAACACCCGAACTGAGATTGGCGTAAATCTGGTTGACGCCGTTAATTCGGCACTCAAAGGAAACGCTTGTCGTCCAGCAGTCGCCATTGTTCGGCGAGGTCGGTGATGTGCCCTGCGGGATATTGATGCTGGCGGCTGAGGCAGTAGCGCCGGCAAACGCCTGTCGCCCCGTAATCGGCGTGGCGCCTGTGATGTTGACCGGCGTGTAGCCGAGCGCGGAAGTCACATCGCCAGACGACAGCGTAATCGCGCCGGTGCGTGTATTGAACGAGGAAACGGCGCTTGCCGCAGCCAGCGCCGCAATCGCGGCCGGCGTGGTTCGAACCGCGCCGCCGTTCTGCCAGATCGGCACGGGCTCTGTACCGCTCAGCGCAGACGCAGCCGGCAGGTTGTTGATCGTAACGATGGATTGAGCGCTGGCCGAGAAAGCAACGGCCCAGCAAGCCAATGCGCTAAGGAAGCGCCTCATGGCGTCACGTTCGGCGCGAACACGCGCCCTGTGATGAAGGTGATGTCATCTTCCAGCACGTTCGGCCCCTGAGGTGTGCCCGTGGTCGTCACGCCGATTATCACACCACCGCCCCCACCGATCACTTCTCCGCCACCAGCGCCCAACTCAGCCTCGATCTGGACGCTCTCCAAGAAATCTTGGGGACTGAGCGCACCAGGTCCAAGGTTCTGACCATTCGGCGCCGTGTAGTACAGTCCGTTCGTCGCCGCGATGCCGCCGCTGATCGGCTGCAAGGTCGTGTCGTCAGTGAGGCGATCTGGAAAATCCTGGGGTGGTCGACTGTCCTGAAAAGGCAAGCCCTCGGGGAAAACATTGGGCGGCGTAAGTTGCGGAGGAGGCGGGTCAAGGCACTTGATATCGACGCGCAGGTTGTCCCACTCGACATACATCTCAGTCCGGCGGAATCGCTGCGAACAGCGGTCGCACCGGAAGTACGCCCCATTGGGGCGATACGCATTATAGTTCGGGAAGTGCATGGTTCGCACGAAGGCGCAGCCCTTACGGTCGGCGGGGCTCTTCGAGCGCAGGAGAGACGATAGCTTAGGTGAAGGTCTCTAGCAACTCAGCGACAGAGCGCATCTTGTAGGGATCGACGCGCGGATTGGCCTCGCACCACTCTACGTATGATGGGCCGCGATAACCTTCGTCGGCCGGTTTCCACCGGGGCGCGGTGGCCCTCGCAAGCGCCCTTCGCTCGGTCTTGGGATCGTCCGGATTGAAACAATTGTCGTAGGCGTCTGCGTCCATGAAGAACGGGCTTGCGCCGGCCAGCATCGTCACATAACCCTCCTTCAGCAGAAAGGCTTGGTCTTCGGCGTTGACGGCGTTCAGAGGCGTGCGCCCTTGCGACCACTTGACGGTACGGTCCCAAACGGCCCAACCGCCTGTGCAGGAGACGAGATAATGGACACTCTGATAGCGACCGCGTTGGGACAGCAGGTTGATGAGGGCGGCTTGATTCGGGGTCATGCCGCTTCCTCCTCAGCGTGCTTAGCGCGCCAGTGCTCGATGTAGTCGGCTGCGGCGCGGAGCGTGGCAGGATCGTCGTTGAAGTTGCCGAGGCCCCAGTTGCATCGATCGTCCAGCAGACCGCGCGCTTTGTAGGGTGGTGCGTGATCATGATCAAGCGCTATGCTAAGAGGCTTGCCCGTCTCCGGATCAACGCGGCCTAAAAGGTTGCCGCAGATCGCGCAGCAACCATTCTGCGCAGCGGCTGAATGTCTTTTTATTTCAAAGGATTAGAGGCCAGCCGTCGCGAACGTGCTCCGCCAGTCGCCTATAGATGGTACGAAGCGGGCAGTTGTCGCAGCGCGTGCATTTTGCGTATCGAAATCGCTATCCCTCTCGAGCTCAGGTTCGCGACGCCAAATGCTAACCAGACCCTTGTTCCGCTGAGTTGACGTGAACATGTACCAGGCCTGGGTCGATTCAACGCCGAGGTACGGATTGACCAGCGCGCCTTCTGGCAGCAGGCCCATCTGCTTGACGGCGTTGATGTCATTGTTGGCGGTCGAGGTGCGCAGTTGCGATTCGAGCACGCGGGTCGCGTTGAACATGTCGGCTGCGGAGAGCAGCAGGCGCCGGGGGTGCAGGCTGATCTGCAGGCCGCGGGAGTTCTGCGCGAGATAGACGCGCTTGGTCATGTCTTCCAGCGAGGATTCGCTGAAGTCGGCGTTGACGGTCGGCAGATTGGACTGGTTGCCGGACTTGGTCGGGTGGCTGGCGCTGTAGAGCGGCTGGCCATCGCCGTAGAGGTAGGAGTTGGAGAAGCCGTTGAGGAAGATGTTGGCGTGGGCCAGCTCGATTGTGGTGTGCATCGAGAACGCGAGGCTCTCGGCGCGAGGCATCGAGACCTCGGTGTAGAGCTGGTCTTCCAGTTCCTCGCGCGTCACCTGGTAGCCGAGGCCGAGCACGTAGGGCGTCGCCAGCGTGGCGTAGCCTTCGGAGTCGCCGTCGTAGGTGATCGGCGCGCCCTCGGTCTTGGTCCGGGCCAGACCGAAGCCGGTAGCTTCGATCAGGCGCTCAGTCGCCAGTTCGCCGTCGATCTTGTCGAAGCACTCGTTCCAGATGTCCGGAAACTCGTCGTAGTTCAGCCCGAACCATTCGAGCACGCCGGGCCAGAGGCCGTCCGGGTGATTTGAGCGAGTGATTACAGCGGCCATAGTGGGCTATCCTTATGCGATGGCTTGGGCGTTAGATGCCGGTGGCCGCGTTGACTTCGGTGTCTTGGTTGATGCGGACGAGGAACTTGGCGCTGGCAGAGCCGGCCACGTTGTCCGCTTCGGGCAGCACGCCCACGATGTTGAGTTGGGCGTTGGCTGACGTTCCGACCGAGTTGGCGGCAAGTTGCCAGCCGGACCAGCCCGTGTAGATAGACCCGGCGCCGCTCGCGAGATTGGCGTTCTTGCCGACGATGGTGGAAGCCGGAACGCCCCCGGAGTCGTTGGACTGGATCGCGTAGAGCGTGTTCGGATCGTCGTTGACCAGCACGTACCAGGCGCTCGTGTCGTTAGCCGGCTTGTAGGCGGGCCCCGGCGTTCCGGAGAGGCCAAAGAGGCTTCCGGGGTTGTAGCCCCCGAGCTGAGCCGTTCCCTTGCCCTGAAAGCCAATGATCACCCCAGTGATCCTGTTGCTCGACCCTGCCGCCGCCAAATTGACGCCGTTGATTCCGTTGACGTCGGCCGACGCCGCCAGTTTGATCACAGGATCGCCGACATACATCGCGTTGGTCGTGCTCGCCGGCACGTAGTAGACGTTGACGCTATCGCGCCAATCGGCGGCGATTTTCGTCTGAATCGGGACGAGGCCGTAAGGCGTTACCGGGTTGGTCATTGGCTGCGGTCCTTATCGGAAATTGCGAGCTATCGGCCCGCGCTTGCGCTTGAGAGTGGAACCGCCCAGCTTCACCCCATCAGGGACGTAGGCGTTGTCGTCTGGACCAAGATCGCGGCCGTCCTCGTCGGTGGCCTCGCCCGCATAGACGCGGCCCTTCATCATGTCCTCGCGGCGCTCGACGATCTCTTCGTTGTCTTCTTCCCAGAAATCGCGCGGCTTCTTGCAGAGGTAGCCGTAGATCGGCTGGCCGCCCTCGACGCCCATGTACATGCGAACCGTGTCACCGCCCTCGGAGTCGGTGGCGTCCATGGCGAAGCCAGGGCCGAGTTCGCCGGCCTGGACTTTCTCGTAGTCGTCCATCTTGGTCGCCATGCGCAGGCGCCCGGGTGTATCCTTGATCCAGCGATAGATGAAGTTGGGGAGGTCCAGCACCTCAGGCGGAATGAAGTCGAGGTTCGATGCCGCCATGCGGTTCAGCGAGCCTTTGACGCGCCTACGGCGCTCACCCGCAATGACCTGAGCGCGAGGCGGTCTGCCACGGCGCGGCGCTTCGGCGGTTTCTTCGATGCTCAACGGCTCTCGCCCCTGTGTTCAAGGGACGAGAGTGGTTCTCGTCCCTAGGCTGGTAGCTCTTTCCAGTAGGCTTTCGCGTACCGTTCCTGAGCCTGTTCGGTCGTAAGCCCCCGGTTCCTGAACATCCGAAGCTGGTGGCGCTCGAAGTCTTGGCGCATCGCCTGCGGGATGTCCGCGTAACCCTTTTCCTTGTTCTTCGGCTCGCTCGGCGTGGTGCGGCTTGGCGCGTTCACGGCGGGCGGACGCTTGATCTCAGAAAGGCGGACTTCTTCTTTCGGCGCTTCGCGCACAATCGCTGGCGTTGCGTCAGCGAAGTATTCCGGGAACCGCCTCTTGACCGCGTCTTCGCCGGCCCCAAGCTGGTCCTCGATATTGAGCCCTGCGGCTTCGGCCCGTCTAATGGCCGTAATCGCTACCGCCTGAGCGCCGCGATCCTCGTTGAACCAAGGATTGCGGCCGATCCACGCTACCGTCTGGGGAGGCGGACCGGAATGGGCCGCGACTTCTCTGGCGGCAGCGGCGGCGGCTTCGGGGTCTTTCGCATCTGCGGCGGCCCGCACCTTGGCCTCAGCCTCGGCAAGCAGTCGCCTGCGATCATCCTCGAAAGCTGCCTCAGCGGCTTGGGCCGCCCGGCGAGCGCGCTCTTTGTGAGCCTCCAACTCTCTGGGCGTGTCCTCCAAGAACTGCTCAGCGCTACGGTGCTTCGCCGGGTCGCGCTTCCATTGATCCAGAGGAACCCATCCGAGGCGCTTTGCGACTTTCTCGGCATAGGCACGTTCGCGGTCTTCTTCGGAGACCTGAACGACGTCCAATGATTGCCCTTCTTCACCCGCCGCGTCAATAGGCTCTGCTGAAGCGGTCTTTGGAACAGGTTGTTGAACGTCTACCGCAGGCTTTGCGTCGGTATCGGCGGCTCGGTTGTTGATCTCTTCCACGATGTCTTTCGTGGTGCGCTGGCGTTCCAGCATTAGCTTATTACGCGGCATTTCGTCTTGTGGTCCTTGCGCTTGGCACAGTTCGGCCGTATTGGCGTTCTATGGCGCTCCTTTCCGCGCTATCTGCTTGTCTCTCCCCAAGACCGCCCCCGCCGTTGCCCCTCGCTTCGGCGGGGTTTGGCTGTTCAGGTCGGAGGATCGATCACACCGCCCACGTCCTTGTCCTTCACGATGCGGTAACGCCGGCCATCCTTGCCGACCATCTCGCCGCCGGCATAGCGGGCAATCCACACCAGATCGCCCGGCTTGGGCGTCAGTTCAGGAAACTGCTTGTGGAAGTCGTCGTAGTTGAAGGCGGTAGGGCTGGCCTCGATAACGCGGCCGACCTGATAAGCCATCTCCCAGGAGTCGAGCACCGTTTGCGGCAATGCCACGCCGCCCGGCGACGTCTCAGGCAAAGCCGGCATGGCGACGATGATGTTATACTCGACGCAGCGGATGCCCGGATGGCATTCGTTATGGCTGGGCACGAGCCTCAGCACATCATCGGAAATCCGGCCGTAGAACTCGACGTCGACCTTCCGGCGCGCCATGGCGTCGGCGATCAGACCCGCCATCTTTTCTTGCGGACTTGTGTTCTGGACGCCAGGCTTGGGCACTCCGAACGGCGTTACAGCTTGCATGCGGCATAATCCTTGTAGTTAGCGGTTAAGAAGGCTTCGAAGTTGTCCGCGCGGGTGCGCAGCTCGATCAAGAGGTTGGGGTCAGGCGCGTTGCTCTTCCACGACTGTTCTGCCCACAAATCCCGACACTCGCGCGCCTTGGCGGCAAACACGGCGGCGACCCACTCGGTGCAGGGCTCTTGCGTCCAAGCGCTCCACTCCTCAGGCGTCGGCACGTAGTTGCGCTTTGACGGGACGGGGCGCGCGAGGCGGAATTCCTCGGCGGGGTCTGGTTTAGGGGCCGGACGGGGCTTACGCATCTTGCGGGCTCAGAATGACGCCGGCCATGCCCTCAGCTTGAGGCCATCGAACGCCAATGACGGCGTTGTTCTCCACCGCAAATTCGATCCCGGCCGCACCAAGGGCGCGGAGAACGGCGCGCAGATTATTGTGCATCGGCTTGCGCTTAGCGGTCTCGAAGTCGGAAAGCATCGTGACGCTGACACCTGCCCGATTAGCCAGATCGGAGCGAGACCAACCAAGCGCCTTGCGCGCGGCAGTCACATAGCGACCAGGAAGATTGATGGGAAATCGGTCGGCCAGCAAGACACTGAGGTCACTGGCTATTTGCTGGTCCACCCTGCTCTCCTTCGGAGGATTCGGCATGGGTCGCGTCAGAACCGTACGACCCTTTGAATGCCTTCCGCGTCGCGGCCACACACTCAGGGAGCGCCTTTGCTAGAGCCTCAGCCGCGTCGGCGGGAAGATCGATGGACTGCGCCACGCTGCCATACGAGATCAAAATCCTAACGGTCGCCTGCGCAAACGGCGCACTGGTTATGACCGAGGGCGTGATGTATGCCACATCAATCGTCCAGTTTTCATCCCGGTAGATGCTCATTGCGCCCCCACCGGCTCGGCTTGCTCTGCGGCGGCTTGCCGCTCTTTCTCGGCCTCGACAGCCGGGTCCAGTAGCTGCTCAGGCGTCGCCACGGTTCCTTGGCGGGCCATCCTGTCGGCCTCTTGGTGCATCGCGTGGGTCGAACCGTGCGCTTCGCCCAACTCGCGCACCGTCTTGGCCTGCGTCAGGCCGGTGTCGGCCGCAGCCTTCGCAGCGTCGTGCTGAACTCGGATCGGCATTTCGGCGACCTCGGCTTTGCGACGCGCCGCATCGGCGTCTTTGAGTTGCGCCGCCGCCGCGAGGTCTTGCGTCTTGGCGACTTCGAGAGGATTCGGTGGCACATCCCCTACATATCGGTCAGGTCGATCGATTTCCAGCACGTCAAGCATGTCGCTGACGATGGCCTGCGCCTGCTTCGGCTGCGTCATGCCGGCGGCTTGGCCTAATGGGCTTTGCGCGATCTGGTCGACCGTCTGCAGCCTGGCGATCTTCTGCATTTTAGTCACAACAGACGGATCGGCGACCGGCTGAATCTCTGTCCCGTCGCCGCTGAAATCGTCATCAAGGACGCCACCTGTCAGTTCGGCGTATTCCTTGCGCATGTCGTCGGTCTTCCAGCGCTTGATGGCGCGGTACATCAAGCGAAACTCATCGCGGAAGCCGCGATAGACACGCTTGTAGATAGCGCTGAACACCTGCAACGCGGAATTCTGCAGCGCCATGGTCGTGCCGACCGGGGCAGTGTTGGGCGCATCGCCCGTCACCACGTCCTTGACGCTCGCAACGTCCTTGGCGGCTGCGAGTAGGAATTCAAGGAGCTGCATCGAAACGGCGCTCGGGTGTGGAACCGTTCGCTCCCAGATAGCCCCGCGTAGATCGTTGCCAGGCGTCCCTACAGTCAGGTACTCGCCGGGGGACTGGTACACCACCCCGCCCTGCCCAGAGCCCTGCAGGCGCACGCCAGAGGCAATGAAGCCGCCTCCCGCGATCTCGGCCGTGCCGGCGTCGAGAAGCTGGTTGATGGTGGTGTCGACACTGTCTGTGATGCTCTCCAGCAGCCGGCCAAAGCCGATGCCGTAGAACTTGCCGCGCGGGTCAGGCAGGAAGAGGTAGGACGCGTACGCCTGCCAGCGCTCGATGTTCTTCACGCGCTGCGGTACGAGGTCGCCCGTCTCGGGATGCGGCACGGCCAAGACCTTGATGTCATCCTTGGTGTAGGCTGCCTCGATCCGCATCGGGGTCTTGGTCTCGACATCCACCGTGGCCACGTACGGCTCCATCATGCCATCGCCGTCGAGGTCGTCCATGCGATGCTGCTCAATGAACTTGCGCGGTCGCTGCGGATCGGTCCCGATTTGCGGAAGGTCGACGTCCTCGCGATAAACGCCGGCCGCTTGGCGCTGGTCGATCTCATACGGATAGACCTCGAAATCCTCGGTGATGCGCGGGCAGCGATAGATGCTCTTGGTATCGTTGTGCACGGTCAGCCGCAGCGCCGACACGTAGTCGGAACAGAGTCCGGTCGAACTCATATAGATTTTGCGGAAGGCCGAGCCGGTGATCGGGATTTGGTGGAGCAGAAGATCGGTTTCGCCCTCCCAGTCGTCCATCCGATAGAAGATCAGCCAGTTCATGTACTGCTTGACGCGCTTGGCTCTGGCAGTGCGCGCGTCCTCGACCATGGCCTCCTGATTGTCGGCCTGCGTCTGCTGCTGAAGCTGCTGCGCCATCTGCTGCGCTTGTGGCGGAGGCGGCTGGTCCGGCGCGGCCTGAGGCGGGGGGGAAGATGCCTGCGCGACCTGTCCCGGCGTTGGCTTCTTCTGGGGCGGGTCGAAGGTCTTGACGCCAACGACCTGGTCGCCCTTGACCAACTCAGGACCGGCACGCGCAGCGAATTGCTGGCTTGCCGTCGTCAGCAGCGGATAGCGGATGTTTGCTGAGTTGGGCCACAAGCCCTCTTCGTTTCCCGCCCTGCCGTCGTCGGCATCCTCGTCTTCCTGTGCGGCATCAGATAGCGAGCGTTCGGCCATCTCTTTCCAGCCGGTGCGCGATCCATCGTCGGTTTCCCACTCCCTGACTGCGTCAACCCCGATACGGGAAAGAACGCCGGGGTCGAGCAAGTGCGAGATATCGCCGTCCGCCTCAGCGAACTCGAACAGACGCTGAATGCTGTCGGGGATGGTATGCGACTCGGTCGCGGCTAATCCGGCGCCGCTGGCGTAGCCCACGGCTTGACCGCGGCGACTCTGATCCTGCGTATTGATCATCGCCTGCGGTTCGGGGACAGGCACGCGTTGCACAGTGCGCGTGGTGGCGGAGCGGGCCATTAGTCGTCCCGCGTGATTAGTTGGACGACCGCCTTTTGGACGCCTCCCGATTCTGGAGGAGGGTCAAGGAGATGCATCTGGTTTTCGGTCCACTTAGGACCGCTCGCCAAGTAGCTTTCGAAAAAGACGCAGTAGGCATTCAGGCGGCGCGCGTCATCGGTCCCAGCCATCTGTGCAACGGCGAGCTGGCAAGCAATACGTCGCACCGCGAGCATCTACTCCGTGTTTTCATAGCGACGAAGCCGCGCTATCTTACCCATCGTGATTGACCGCCGCTGCCCTCAGCGTACCGTCGCCGTTTTTGGTCTTGCTTCGCGGCGTCGGGCGCAGGTTTGGCAAATCGTCCAGGATGGCCTTCGCCAGTGGAGCGGGTAGTTCGTCCGTCCTGTAGCTTTGCGTCGCCTCCGCCATCTCAGCCCGCTTGGCCGCGTCGTGCTTGCCGAACCACGCTCGCACGCGTTCAACCTCTTCCGGCGCAATCTCGATTGCCGTGACGGTCGGGCTCAGCGCGCCGCGAGCTTCGAGGCTGACCCAGCCGCCGGGTTTGTGCGTGAAGCGGAGGAATGTGCCGTCGCTGAAGGGGATTTCAAGGGGATCAGGCATCGGTTCGCTCTGCGTGCCACAATGCACCGCGCATGTAAAATCGATGCTCGGTCTGCGATGTTATGAAGTTGCGCTGACTTTCCCACGACGGTTCAGCACGCCACATGATATCGGTTGTACTTGCCGGCGCTTCGCTCTTCAGCCAATCGCGCGCCGCTCCCTCCACTTCTTTGCGCTTTTCGGCAGTCAGTTCGCCGATGACTACAGAAACTTCCATCGTCGCGTCGTCGTAGGGCCAAACGAAATGATGGGCGATCACCTGCGGTTCGGGTACGGGCTCAACAGTCGGGTGCTTGGCTCCAAAGCCATACGAAACGAGCGCTTCAGTCGTTTCGGCGTAGTGAACGCGCCACGGAAGGTCCCAGTTGGTCAATTTGGCCTTCCCCACATCTCGAATCACTCTCGCCGAAAACCACGAGTGCATTTAGTATCCAGTCCTCTTATGGCGCGGCTTCCAGCCCGTCCGCCTACTCAGCGCCTCGTCTCTGGCCTTGACGGAATTTACCCAATCCTGATGCGTCGCCGCAGCCTTGGCGTCGGAGACTTCGGCGGGGGTGTAGAGACGGGGAATGTCAGTCATCGCGCAAAATCGCCATGAACGTACAGCGACTCGTTGAGCGGTTCGGTGCCGGAAGTAGGCTCAGGGCGCGCAACCTCGGTCGCGCCATCTTCTGGGTTCATCAGCAACACAACTTCTTCCGGGTACTCCCAAGGAAGCGATATCACCATCGCGCGAAACTCATCCCGAGACGCAAAATAGTTGAAGGCAGCGCCGAAGACACACATTTGGGAGTGCTTCGTGCCGCCCATGTGATCCGTGATATCCACGAGGGGGCGAAACCCGCACTCAGCGAGCCACGCGTTAATTTTGTCCACTAGTGGATATGTATCGAACTCAAGCCCGCTGGATTCGGCCTCAACTGAATCCTCAGCGCAGGAGATACAAAGTAGGATGCTGTCCACGTAGCTCATCGCGCCGGCCCACCATGGTTCACGGCACGAGCGCGCAGCGGAACACCTTGTAAGCCGGGACTGTAGACCATGTTGCGCAACCAATTCGCGTCGAAGTCATCAGCCGCATAGCCTAAGCCGACGCTTGGCGCGGCATTCGCGTAATCAGCGGCGCGATATGGCTCAACCGTCTTGGCCTCAGAGCGATGAAGCTGCGGCAGCGTCGCGACCGGCTCATGCGCTGGAACCCAGCCGCGCAGCCAGTGCCATTTGGTGACGATGGGCGCGTGCTCGTCAGTCATCGGAACCGAACTTCCCGCTTACGTCGCCCACGACTAATGGGTGCATCGTGACCGTCGTTTTAACGCGCACGCCCTCATGACTGAACTCGTGAATCGTCATCCCCGGCACGTCTTCGCCATTAGCGTGCCTGATGGCCTCGTTCAGACCCTCGACGATGCCGTTGAAGTCGCGCTCATTCATGAGAGAATTCCTCCGCGATCTGGCATGCGAGCCGCACCTCTTCATCACTGAGATCGGGGCGCAAGATCATTTGCGTCGGATGCAGGACGAGGCGCGGGTTACCAGCCTGAACGCGGTACGCGGTGGCAAAGCGCGCAAGCGCTTCCTCAGTCAGGTCTTCGGCCACTTTAGTAGCCCCCTCGTCTGCTGCGCGTCTTGCGTTCTCTCGGCGCGGAGTGCTGGCTTACCATGTTCTCGGCGTACGGGATACCGAAAGTCAAGATGCATCCGTCATTGATGTCGGTGCTATGTCCCAGCCGCTCCTTGATCTTCTCCTTTTCCTCGATCACTAGTGCGTTGGCTGTGTTGTAGCGCGTTGCGGTCGGACCCCATACGGCGGCCGTCAGATCGGCATGCAGTGAATCGCTGTCCGGTATCTGTACCCCTCCCGGCGTCTCGAACCAGTCGCGCATCAGGTCGTGCATCTCGGCGCGGCGATTGAGGTACATGCGGTCGCCAGTCGGGCCTTTGCCGAGGGGCGCTGAGCCGAAGTTGATCGCATTCAACTTGTCGCCGTAGCCCATCGAGACGAGCTGGTCGAATACGCCGGCGCCGTTGGAGCCGATATCCATGTTGATCATGTCAGGATTGATGCGGTGAATTACCGCAGCGATCCGCTGGGCCAGGTAGACCGTGTCACCCTCAGGCTCCCACGCTTCGCAGATACGTTGACCCAAGCGGCGCCCACATCGGTCGACAATGCCAACCTTGTCGCGGTCCCGCGCTGGGTCGATCCCCAGGATGATTGGCCCGCGCCCAATGATCTGCTCGGGCGGTCGACGAGCCGCCAACACGCGATGACCCGGAATGAAGCTATCGCCCGTGGTCTGGAAGCAGTCGTCGACGCTACTGCTGAATTCCTGCTTGAACTTGGCGCAAATCAGGTCGGGGTCAAGCGACATGGATTGGGCCAGCGTCTTGTTTTTCAGATAAGCCCAATAGACTTGGTCCCACTCTAGTTCTAAATGCGCGCCGTAATCCTGCCACTCCTCAGAAATGGTCTTTTCGAAACTGGCCGGACACGGCTCACGATACTCGTCATCCCAAAACCACGGAATGAAGATCGCCTCGTACTCCGAATTGCCGCGGACAGCCTCCATGGCGAGCCGGTAGAACACGTTGCCGATCCCGTTGCCGGTCGATTCGATGATCGCCTCTGTGCCCGGCGCCCGAGACAGGGCAGTAGTCAGCAGCGACACCACGTGCTCCTCAGCGTTCGGCCAGAAGGCGGCTTCGGAATTGTGCGACGCCCCGTGGAGGATGCAGTAGGAATGGTCGGGATGATCTATCTCTAGATCGCGGACGACCGTTAAGTGTTCGTCGGAAATTGAAACAATCCGACTCCACGCAAACCCGTCCGCGACGCGCAAGCTTTTGACATTTCCGCTAACCCTCTTTCGGGGAGGGCAGTCCTTGCCAAGCTCTTTCGCGAGACGGTTGACGCCCTCACCCGAAAGAGAAAAGGTCCATGCTTCGTGGCCATAGCGGCCGTACCTTATCCCTTCAGGCGTGTAGGTTACTGCGGCCCAACCATATCCAAGCGAGGCCGCTGCGTCACGAAGGCCCATGACGGTGGCTGACCTAATAGAAGTCAGAACGATCCGTCTATCGCGCTTGGGAGATGAGTGACCATCACCTGACAGATATCCGTGAACAAGCCCACGGACGAATTCTTCTCCCATCAGCCACCACTCGAACGGGAACCGCTTTCCGTCCGTCTTTCCTACAAATCGCTCTAGGAACATCGCAAATGATGTCCCGTAAACACTTACGACAGCCCCCAGTTGGTTGGCTCTGTTTTTGTATGCAATGCTCTTAATCCAGGGCCGAAGCGGTTCGAGCCACTCCAGAGTTCTAGCTACTTCTTTTTGGTGGACCGCGAGGCTGATGGCTGATGTCCGCTTAAACGAAGTGCTTTGATATTTCAGGCACCCCTCAGCCAGGTACAGACCGACTACACGGCCCACGTCGTAGTTTAGCGGTATCGTATCGGGGACATCTTCCCATGTGCCCCCGCCTTGTGGCCGAATTAGTTCCGGCGCCTTAAAGGACCACTCGGTGAGTTCGGTTTTGATCCGACGCACCGGAAAGCCTATTTCGTCATCAACCTTCAGATCGCACAGCCGTTGCCACCCAGTCGGCGTCCAAAAGCGGTGATCGTCCGTGGCTTCCAGCGGAAAATCATTCAGACCCCGAAGCTTGATGTTTCTCACCGGCTTGATCTGGGCGCTTACAAACGAAACAGCGGCAATCTTGCCCGTGTGAGTCAGCACGGAATCCCCAGGCTCTATCTCTTTGATCGGTCTGAGTTTACCCGTAACCCCGTCGATGACGGGCGTGTTTGAGCCTAAGCAAGCGTGCAAAAGCTGGATAGTCGCCGAACGCCCTACTTCGCGTGAGCCGGCCGTAGCGACCTGATAGCCGCAGTCATTGGCTGCGAAGATCAACTCCTTGGCGTTAGCGGCCTTGGTCTTCGGCCGCATGTGTGGCGGCATCAGGTCCTGAAACCGCTGCGCCATGCTGAACAGGTTGGATGTGGCCGCATCTTCGTGCGTCAAGATGAAGGCCCTAAGCGCCAGCCGAGAACCCCAGAGCCGCCAATAATAGCGTGCCTGAATATAGGTGCTGATTCCGGTCTGCCGGGCTTTCAAACAGATAGCCCGCACGCGGCCGGTTTTTGCCCGTTGTGCCTCCAGCTTTGCATGGAGTGTCCGTTGCGCCCGATTCAGCCGAAACGGCACGATCTCGCCGCTCTTGGTCCTGATCTTCAGGCACGTCAGCGCGAAGAACTCGAAGTCGTCGACACATCGCAGGGCAAGCGCTCTGGCGCGTTCGAGAACGTCGGGGGAAATGCTCGTCAATTCAACCCCAGCCGCTCACGGCTGGCCGGCGGCAACCGATAGCCCACGCCCTTGATGTTCTCTATCTCAATCCCGAGCTTGCGGCGCATGCGGGAGATGAACACGAGAATCGACCGCTCGGAGCCGCAGTCGGGATCGTCGGCATAGAGCGCAGCGATGATGCGATCAGATCGCGCGACCGGGACCTTGATCAGCATGCCGAGGACGCGCGTCTCGAATGGCGTCAGGCCCCAGACGGCTGGCGCGTCATAGGTGAGGCCAAGCGCCTCTTCGAGCACCAGCACCTTGTCCTCCAGCGCTCTTATCCTTTGCTCAGACGAGGCCATGAATCCGCATCGCCCACGCCAGCGCAGCGTGCTTGTCCTGAAAGCCGGCATGAAGAGTCTGGCCGGTCTCAATGTCAAAAACGAACCACGAGTAACTGGTGACACCTTCGCGGTCGTGACGCGTGAAACTGACGTCGTAGGTCATATGCGGCCGAGTTTCATCACGAGGCGCTGCCGATCAGCCACAATACGCGCTTCCGAGTCAGTCCAAGCCTGCTGAGGAATGTCGTAAGGATAGGGCAAAGAGGGCTCGTTCGGCCGCTCTAGCGCTGAAACACGCAACCTTAGTCTAGCGACTTCGACCCGAAGCTCTTCGACCAACTCTGCGATTGCGTCCACACCTGTCTCCTTCGGAGTTGAAACTGGCTTGCCGCCTTGACCCTCTATGTGAACCAACCGCCTGAGCGGTCAGCGGAGCGCGAGGGTTGAGCCCCAACAGGTCGGCCTTTATGTCCCTCGCGCCAGTGATCGAGGGTCGGAGGTGCGCTCCCAGACAAACTTACAGAAGAGGAGACTACGCCGACGCTTGGCTAAATCAAGCCGTCTCCGCAGGCGGCATTTTCGCAGCCAGCCACGCCATCGTCGCTCGCTGGCGCTTGAGCACGATCTGACCACTCTGCAGCATGACGGTCACACTCGCCGGCCCAAGTTCTTCGAGCCGCTTGATCCAGCGTTCGTCGGTCGTGCCTTCGAGACCCGTGCCGGTCAGGTCGGTTTCGGCCATCAGATCAATCCTCTTCCACGCAAGATGCTTCCTACCATGCCCTCGCCATGCACCACCATCTGTAGCCCAACGGCCTTGAAGTTCGCAGCGGAAATCTCAGCATCTGCGGCCTCGCACATCCACGAGCCCGTCGTCTCGAACCGCCGCACTACCTCACCATCGGCTCTACGCAGCTCCACCGGCTGATTGTGTTCCGCCAATGGCGCAGGCTGTCTCGAAGCATGGTGCTCGCCGTCGATGTAGCAGCAGTCCCAGCCGTACATCTCGAAGCGGTGATAGCCCAAGGCACGGAACAGCGCCTGCGTCACAAGCGTGATGCTCACCGCGCATGGGATGGCGACCTTACCGGGCGGCGCAGGCTCAAAATCGTCCAGCCGCCAGATTCTGACATCGCGTCCCCTCAGCCGATCGAACACGCTCGGATGCACCTTCGAGGCCAGCAGGTACGTCACGTCGCGCGGTGGATCGTCAGGCAGGAAATCGAGCACTAAGCCTTGGGGATCGCAGGCGCACCAGTAGTCGGGTTTCAGACCGCGCTCTAGGAACAGCTTCAGCGCGCCATTGAGAGCGACGATAGCGGGGCGGTCAGGATGGTCGGTGCGTAGGACCCCTAGGCATCTCGAAGCGCCTCGCAGGCGCTCCCACAGCGCCTCGTCACGGGCCGAAGGACCGCTCCCTACGATTATCACGCTGCGCAGCGGAACGGCCTCAGGCAAGGCTCTGCGCTCGTTGAGCGCCATGTTGGCGCAGGCAGCATCCGAGTCGGGCGTCGTAACGGTGAAGTTGACCGGCGTGCCGTCGTCCATGCGTTTAGACGCCGCCGACGCCCAGCGTCACAACGTGTGTCGCGTTCTTGTAGACGAACAGCGATCCCTTGCGCGCAGCAACAACCACCTTCACGTTGGTGGCTGCAGCCCCAATCGTACCGTTAGTGACGGGGTACACGTTAAGATTGAGCGCGCTATCATTAAACACGGCGTACGATTTGTTCGAGCCGGCAGCAGAAAGGCGAATCGAGCGCGTCGAGGTGGATGCGGTGACGATGATGTTACCTGGCGTGACAGCCGTAGCGCCGCTCTGGCTATTCGAGCCCGCTGCCGCGACGTTGTATTGCGTCGCGCTGTCGAGTGGGCCCCCTGACCCGCCGCTGACGCTTGCATACCAAGCGCCGATGATCGCAGTTGGATAGCCCGTGGCGCCGATGAAGGTCGCGACAGCCCCCGCTGGAACCACGAACGCAGTCGACCCCGCAACGCCGTTGATCGTGTCGCTGGAATTGGGCGCGCTGAACACGTTAATATCGACCAGCGTCGCGTTGATGACCCGGCACGGAGCGCCCTTGAGGTCCCAAGCGCCAGCTTGACCGACAGTGGCTGGCAGGGAGACACCGGCGCCCGCAACAGCCGTTGTGATGCGGTTGACGGCCGCGGCGAGCGCGAGCGCCGTCGTCTGCGTCGCTGCGGTCACCGCAGTCAGGTTGTCCGCGGTCGAACCTTTGTAGAAGGCGAAGCTTGAGGACTGAATGGTTGCGGTTTGTGTCACGGCGAAGGCGCTCTCTATGCTGGCTTGAGCCGCTTCGCGGGATAGCCAACCCTACCAAAGCCAGGGTTGGACGCAAGCCGTCAGCATGATAGGCTACTTCCTATGAGACCAATCGAATTGCAGATGATCCTAGACGAGCACGGCCTGACGCAGAAAGCGCTGGCCGATCTGGTCAAGGTCAGCCCGCAAACCCCGATGCGCTGGCTGGCGGGCGACGGACCGATTCCCACAGGAACAGCGCTATTGCTCAGGTTGATCGAGGGCCATCATGTGAGCCTGGAACGCGTGGCAGAGCTGCGCGCGCTCTACGAGAGTTAGTACACTGGCCTTAGTATAGCTCGAACGGGCGTTTAACCGCACTGAACTCCCCGCACCAGCCGTCCGGCTTCATCGGCGGGAAAAAGCTGGTCGTCGAGTAGGCAGTCGCCTGATGGTTCGCGCCCTGCTCCAGCCATGTGATCTCAGCGCTGGGCGGATAGCGACAGCAGACGGAGCCTCGAACGGGCCAAGCATAACGGTTGAGCCGGGAGGGGGCGCCTATGGCAACGCCGAAGCCAAAGCCCTGCTCGTAGAAGAATGTCGGCCTCAGCTTGCGCCCGTCAGTGGATTCGCCGCTCACCTGAATGCTCCAATTCCCCAAAGTCCGAGATAGAGCACCACCGGCGTTGCGACCACGCACAGCATCGTCAGCAGCAACTTGCGGCCGAAAGGGTGCAGAAGCGCAGCTGAGAAGATGGCGAGGCCGACGAGGAAGGCCATTACGCCCGTCCTCTCAGCCAGTCGTTGAGGCGGCGATACCAGGGCTTGGGCTTGACGATGCGCTGGTCGTAGAGGTTCTCCTCCTCGTCGGCTGGGGCGATCTTATAGCGCTCCGCCCACCATGAAGACCCAGAGACATACCTAAACCCCTCACCATCGATATCGCCCTCCACGCGTCTGGCGAAGCGGCCCTTGTCGTCGCGGAGGGTCATCTGTCCCGCACCTTGCGCACGATCACGACAGGGCCGAAAATGGCGACAGCGAACACGCTAGTACTCTGCGTTGATACCACTGCTT